GTTCCGGGGGTTCTCCATTGACACAGCACGACGTCAACGTTTTTAGTTTTCCCATATCAGAGTACACTAATGAATCGCTCGACACGGCCACCCTGAACCATGTGTTATCGCAAACCGGCTTTCCGTCATCCCAGTTGAGCAACACGATCACCAACTTGTGATTTGCGTCCTCTGCAACTCCCCACGCATGGCTCTTAGCGTTGGGTTTGAGTAACCAGCGTCATCTTCTGACATCCCACACTCCTGATTTCTCCTGCGATTCTGGATCAGCGCCATGAACATCTCTGAGCACTTTGCAGAGATTCGAGACTGTAGCTGACAGCGATGCGCTCAAGTAATCGATATAGTTCTTCATCTGTTGAACTTTAATCGATCCAGTGTACACCGCAGACATCATAGCTCCCCTCTTTACTGCATCAACACTCTTTAGATGGAAATCAGCAATGTCCACATCTAACTTGTCGAAACCACCACTCTTCGGACACATTCCATATGCCGGTACCGAACCTTCAACCAAGTTTTTCACGCACGGGAAAGGAGCGTCGTTTTTCAAGCTCAACACATCTTCGCGCTCCGAACTTGTTTTCTCCACGGATTTGAGTGATTCAGAAATTTCCTCTTCTGTAGGCTTCTTAAAGGGCAACGTCAACTCACACTTCATAATTGCCACTACCACTTTCGCCGCCACATCCGGATCCACACTCTTCTGCTGACACAAAGACTTGAATGCCTCTAAGTCGAAAGAATCGAGGTTTTCGAGAACTGATAACTCGGATAATGCATTGTAATACTTCTCGGATTCTTCCAGAGGCTTAGAAAGGTCGCACGATTGAAACTCCTCTGCCCTTTTATACTGTAGCACCAATCTATCGGAAAAGGTACAATACAGTTCGGGGATCTTAATCTCTAAGGCCTCCTCCGCCACTTTTACAAACCCACCGCGCACAAGTGTCTCCTTAACCGAAGGAATAACTCCGGCTAATGCGTCGCAGAGACTTGACCAAATTAGCTCTTTGGTGGATCTGTCGAACTTCTGGAACTTCTTCAGGATTATTTCGTCCTGTATATGACCCAACTTCGTTATGAGGAAAAATGTCATTGCTAATGGACCTAGAATTGCCTTATCTGTGTCCCATTCAGATCTGGCTGTAACACCGTTAATTATGACTCTTGACCTAATAGACTCCACGAAGGACAGGACGTTCGCGTAAGTTAAAGCTTTGGCTTGATACGTTTTTATGTGATTTAGGACCGTATACACGAAATCCTTATTCACCATGACCTCTCTCCTAGACATCTTTCCAGAAGTAATCGATGCATCAAAAAGAGGAACGATAACCATATCTCTCACTTTCGGGAACCAAAAATTTAACGCCGCGTTATCCTTAAAGATAGTTCTTTCAGCATTCAGCATCGCAAGCGTCTTTTTGTATTCCCATGCGTCG